CGCGAACACTTGTGAATTTTGCGATGGTGGCCATTGTCCCGTCGTATGACGTGCCGAGCAAAACATAAGGGCGCACTGTATCCCCCTCGACTACTTCGGCCCCCTCGCTCACTTTTGCCAGTGCCCAAACCCTCCGGCCATAACTGAGGGCTCCGGCTGTCTCCATGGTAAACCCGCCAAGGTCTACCAACTTACTAAAAAAGCCCATAACTTCGGATGGCTGCACCACGTTGTAACCCTGTGACACCACGGCCAAGGGCGCGCCCGTGTCGCTTCTATGTAAAACCTTTCTATCAGGCCAAGCTTGAGGGGCACTGGTGGCCGGTGTGTTGAATAACACAGGGCTTTCTAATACGTCATAAGCTAAGCCGGCTTGCTGCGTCCATTGTTCAATTGTGGCGCCCGCTGTCAGTTGTTGGCCTAACTTATGCCAAGGGGCTTGTCCGCTGTATGCAATTGCCGCGGTGCCTGTAGTTGTGTCGATCATGTGAGCCATTTTTCTCTATCCTTTCTGAGTTGATAAAAACCGGTTATTTGTGCCGGTGCTTGAATTGTAGTGCATTTTTACGTTTTCTTTACGTTTTTACAATTTATTTTCTAGGGGTTATCCATAATTATCCAAAAACCACCACACCAAAACCAAAATTATGATTATTCCAATTATCACAGGGCCCCCACTTCTAGGCCAACATCGCCCGCGATATGGTGGCGCAAAAATGAGCCATAAGGCAAACCACGAACAAAAACGCGAAGGGCTGCAGCATCATTTGGCGCGCCCTTTTTTCTAGTGTTGTGCCATTGAATCGCTGTCGGGCCGCTCGCAGCATAACAGCCCCCCTTTTCATCCTTTCAAACTTTCTTTTTTCCGGTGCCATGAGCAACAAAAACAACGACGAAATCACGGGCACCACGTGCACACAATGGCCGGCCACCGCCGCACTGTTGGCAGCTGAAATTTTTGGCCAACTCTGCGGGACAGCGGGCAAATTGCACACCCTGAATTTTTCGCGGCCACTGGTCCGCTGATTCAAGGGGCGCAGCATACACAGCGGGCCGGCCTAATTCCACTGCTCGGACAGCATCAGCCACATTGTCACAACTTACATTTATAACTGTTTTATTTGGCTGCGGTAATGGCAGGGCTTCAGCTGAAAAATGCGAATACGTCCAAGCTTGGCCACCACGTGGCACGCTATCAAAAACAGCGCTCAAATATTCGCTATCAATTTGGGCCGTGCCTGTTTCGCTTTTTGGGTGTAGGCTGCAGCTTGTCGGGCACGTGCCGTATGTTTCATGCTCTCCGCTACGATAAGTGACAGCTATCGGGCCGGTTTTGCTGTTGGCGCTAATTTGTACGGTTTTTAACATTTTGCTCTATCCTTTCTGTTGTGAGGGGCCCAGTATATCAACATTTTGCGAAGGCCCAGTGATATATTTTTTAGGGGTTTTCGCTACCCTTTTAATTAATGGGATTTTGTTTTCATCCCATGGCATCACAATAAAAGGGACATCGTCCGCGGACATCGTGCGCAAAAAAGAGCGAGCGCGAATGAGCGAAGGAAAAGAGCGAACAACAGTCCGCGAATCAGGAAAGCAAACTTGATAAACAAAACGAGCCATTTTCTATCCTTTCTAAAATTAGTCGTCGCGGTCGGTGTTGAACTCAACACGCGGATAATCGTCTTCGATAAAGCTATCGTCAACATGAGCAAGCCCTAAACGGGTGCCGGCATCCCAAATCACAATGGGCAAATCTTGCGGCAAATCAGCAAGCGCAGCCATTAATTCAGATACTTTCATTTTGTGGTCTCCTTTGCAAATTGCATCGCGGCATACCAAACTTCTTTGGCATCACAGATTGACGAGTAAACGTCAGACATAGAGTCATAAAACGCATTGCTGCTGCGCTCTTCACTGTCGGCAAGCAAAAAGCGCACAACGTCTTCACGTTCAGCAACAGCAACACAATTCAAATAGGCTTCAAGAAAAGCATTTTCTTCAGCTGTAAGGGCGCGCTGCACTTCAACCACCTCAACAACGTTTTGGTCCCAAAACGAGTCGGAGCCCTCTTCGCCAAACTCCATCGGACTAAAAATTTCGGCTGCAGCCGACTTTGCTCCGGCTTCGCTATCTGCGCGCACCAAGTGGTATTTGGTCACTGTCGAAACCACTTTGACTTTAAACTTTTTCATTTTTTCCCCCAAGGTGTATCGAAGGAATGGACAATGTCGCCCTTGGCGTCATAGACGATCACAACAAGATCACCACCGCTGAGATAGACCTCAACGTAACCGCTGTTTTTGCCAATGTTGACAACGGCAGACTTAACATCATTGTCAAGCAATTCAACTGATAATTTCATTTCTCTATCCTTTCTAAGTTTCAATTCATTTTCTTCCATCTGCTTGATCTCCCACATGCGGTCGATTCGAGCATAAGCATCATCTACTGGTGTCATTTCTATCCTTTCTAGGCACCGGATCAAGCACCGGCATCGCCAGTATAGCAAGGTTTTGACACCTTGCAACACCTTTTTACATTTATTTTACTAAACCTAGGGTTTCCTCTAGTTCTGCCCATGGCATGCCCCGAGAGGGCCAACACTTCAAAGGCTCAAGCTTTATGCCCTCTCTGAGCAATCGCATGGCATCTCTGCCCTCGTATAAACGAATGGTCGAGGGACGTAGTGTATTGCCCATATCAAGCACAAGAATGAAACACGGCCTTTCCTTTAACGCGTGCCTCACCATGAAAGCAACTTGATGTGGCCGAATGCCCACTTTCAATCCCTTGGTTACCACTTTCAATTCAAGCAAAACAAAGTATTCCCCGACACCCACCAACATGTCAGGGATGCCAAGGTTCACCCGATTCTCAATGCGCTCGATATCGCAGTTGGCAAGGCCCGCTTTCACCCGAGCCGAAAACCTAGCTTCAGGCGTCATCTGATCCCCCCAAACCTCGCTCAAAGATGTCAAGCGGAGGCTGCTCCACTCCCGCGTCGAACTCGGGATCTTTTTCTCTTGCTGCACTGTCAATCACCACTCCTGTGTCCGCATCGATCAAGGCGGTAGGTGGAGGCCCACCATACAGCTTTTTAAGCTCGTCAAGCTTGCGCTGCACCTCTTCCTTGCTCATGCTGTCAATCGTGCCATGGCGGATCTCTTTGCGCTCCACATAGATCGTTCCCAAGGCTTGGCCTCTACGATACTCTGCTTGGACGGCTGCAGCAAATGCACCGGCATCCAAGGCCTTGTCGCGAATGATCTGCAAGTCGCGCATGTGGCGCTCATAGGACGTGTTGTATTTTGATGCCAAGTCAGCACGATAGGCCTGAATGGCAGCCACCACATGGGGATTGATATCAGGGTTTGTAAGCTTCCATGCCATCACAGACGCGCTACTGGGTTTATACCCAGCTTTGATGGCAGCGTCTTTCATTGTGGTGCGGCCATCGCCACTCACAAGCTCAGTAACGAAGGTCCACTCCTTGGCCGTCAGCTTTCTGCGCTGCTGCCGCAGCGGAGCCACTTCAGTAGACATTCGTTTCTGTGCCTTGTCAGGCATGACAGGGGGAACATTCCAAACGTCTTTCTTGGCCATTAGCTGATTCTCCACAAACGCCAACCCTCATCCACCTTGCGAAGGGTGAACACCCAATCAGGCTTATGCACACGTGTGAAACGAAGGGCAGCCACGCGGCAGCTCTCGGCTTGCTTGCGCTGCTTAAACAGGATGCTGTCGCCCTCTTCCATCTCATTGAATGGGTATTTGGATCGGTTGGTGGGCAGGGCTATTCCCTGATCGATTTGTACCATCGTTAACTCCCGTAAAAGAACTACCACGAGTATAACGAGTGTCTCATCCAGAGTCAACCTCCAAATCCCTTTTCAGGGTTCCTATAGAACTTTTGGAGGGTATAGGGTAAATTTATTTTTCAACAATTCATCTCGCGGAGCCCCCCTGAAAAAATTACTTCTATGACAAAGACGTAATTTAACGTGTGCTCATAAAGTATTGATTTCATTGACTTATTACACCATTACGTCCATTACGCCAAATCTCACAAAAATAAAAAAAAAAACACCCCTTACCCCTAAAAGTTCTATAGCACCTAAACCAAAGTATTCACTTTTGGCCCATTTTCACCCTTTTTGACCCTCGGTCCTCGGTCCCCGCCCCCTCCCCCTCCAACCCCTGTACATCCACCCAGTACCCTCCCAAACCACCCAACCCTAGGGAAAACCCCTACTAAATAGTAGCTTTTCCGTAATTGACCTAACTCCATTAAAGCCTGATAATACTCCTGTCCACTTAGGTAAAAGACGGATAAACACCATTAACAAAGAAAGGATAGTGACATGACTAAACAGTCAGACAATTCGGATAAAAAGATCGAAGAGATCTTGGACAATGCGCAGGTTTTGCTTAACTTTTGCGAAAATACTTTTGCCCAGCCATCGCAGGCGTGGTACGCGAGCCTTGTCGCTTGTGCCATTTTGACGGCTGAGTTGGACGTGCCTGTTGAGGTATTTATGAAGGGTTTTGAGCATGCTTATAAGGATGCTTTGGGAGCGAAGGCGGAGGGTCCATCCTATGATCACTAATGCTGACAATTTCATTCCTGTCAATCGTGTG